CTGATTCCTTTCTACGCAACCGCTCCGTGGAAGTAAGCACCGAGATCCGTACCGACGATCTTCGTGGTGAACGCGAGCTCACCCTCGATCCGGACAGTACCGATCCCCATCCACGGCATCGGGATCTGGCTGATCCGGGAACCGAACGCGCCGGCGCCCAGAAGCGCAGTCCACGTGAAGATGTACACGGACGACGGAACCATGATCCCCGGCTGCGGCTCCGCGTACAGAAGCAGAGCGTCCTTCTCAGGAGCGATGAACGCGAAGCTGTCCGTCGCACCCTCAAGGGCGGTGTTCTCGATCGCCGCAGCGACGATCACCTGGAAGTCGTTCACACCCGGAGGGGCGATCAGAGAAGCGAGCAGCTCCGTCGTGACCACACCACGCTGGGTGTACTTGATGCGCTGAACGAGCTCATCGAGGTTCTTCAGGACCTGCCAGACCTTCGCGCCAAGCACGAGCCGGTTCGGGAAACGCCCGGTCGTCTTCTTGATCGCCCAGATCTGAGCCTCGATGTCCTCCAGCGGTGTTCCGTTCGCCGCAGACCACAGCGGGGACGGAACGATGTCTCCGCCCGTTGTGGAGCCAGTCCACGTCGAGGTCGCCATGACGGCGGTCACGACCTGGATCTCGCGGGAAAGCAGCAGACGGTGCGTGATCCACAGGGTTGCGTCACGGTCCGCGTTCAGCGGGTCGTCCGTGTTCGCACGGATCTGCGGGTCCACCATCTTGTGCAGTGCGTACACCGGGCACTGGTAGCTGTCCGTGGTCACGTTGTAACCGGAACCAACAGACTCAGTACCAGGCGCGCGCTGCGCCGCCTCATCGCGGAACCAGTCGCCCTTCGTGTACCGGAAGTACAGATCCGACTGCTTCTGCACGGGCACAACAGGGGCGATCTTGTCAGCGATGTAGTCGTTCGAGTCCTGCATGTACGCGGTGCTGATGTTCGTCAGCGGCCGGTTTACATGGACTTGGGTAAGAGTTGGCTGAGGCATTCGTCATCCCCCTTTCGTGCCTATGTAGACAGCCCGGACGGGCTGAAGATGATTGAGGAAGTGTCGCCGGTTACGCCCGCGAGAATGGCGAAACCGAGAACCTGGCTGCCGGTGCCGAACCCGGTTGAGTTCGCGGCAACCGTGTACTTCACGGCCTGGCCGGTGCTGTTCGAGGAAATCGGATCACCGATCGCGAACGAACCGCCGGCGATGACCTTGCTGATGCCTCCGTACCGGACCTGAGACCGGACAGGAGTGGCAGCCGTACCGTTCGGAGTGTCCTGCAGAACGCCTACCGCGCGGGGACCCGTCACGCCGCTGCCGGCAGTGGCCAGGAACCCGGACGAAGTCACCCGAACGAAGTAGAACTGGTTGCTCGACAGATCCGTGTTCGCGAGGAACGTGGTGTCGAGGCCGACATTGGTTTCGACTGCCATTTAGCTCGCCCCCCCGAAACCCGTCATCGCCGCGGCGGAAGCCAGGTAGTCACGCTCGTAGCGGGTGTACAGCTCCTTGCCCTCCGCTGTCTTCAGCACCCGAGCGATCGCCTGCTCCTCCGTGAGCTCACCGGACTTCTCGACAAGGGTCTTGGCGAGCGCCTCGATCTGAGACCACGGGTCGCTCTTCGCGACCATCGAAGTCTCATCCTCCAGCGCGCGAGCCCCGAGCTCCTTGAACAGATCCCCGGTCTGGACGCGAGCCTGAGCAGAAGTGAGAACCTGCTCCAACTCAGCGAAACGATCAGCGTCCATCGTCTCCGCAGCATTCTTGAGCACTAGCCCGAGCTTGTCAGCGGGGGCGAGCGTGTCCAACTTCTCCGCCTTCGCGATGTAATCGCGCTGCCGGAGCTCATCCTGAGACTTGAGAAGCTGCTCACGCGTCTCACCAAGACTCTTCTCGATCTGATCGGCCTTCTCAGCCTTCTCGATCATCGTCTTGAAAAACGAATGGCTCTCCTCGGGGACATCGGAGTAGTCCCATGTCCCGTCCTCTTTCTGAACTGGCACTCGGAACTCCACCGTGCCTCCTTCGTCGTCGTCGTGATCATCGGACTTGCTAACAGCCTTCTTCTTGCGGGACATCCAAGGTCTCTTCTTCTTGTCGTCCTCGTCGTCGTCAGGCTCCTCGGTGTCACCGTCAGAGTCAGCGGCAACTTTCGCTCCGCTACCGCGACCCTCCAAGGAACTCCCGCTCGCGCCACCAGACAACTCGCCATCAGTGGCGGAAGCACTCAGTGACTCGTCCCCGCTCGCACTACCAGACAGCTCTCCTGGGCTCGCAACCTTCGTCGAGTTAAGTGGGTTGTTCTGAACGGGGTACATCTCACGCCCGAGCTTCTCGATCAGCTCCGGCGAAAACTCACCCTCGATTCCCTTGAGAAGACGGACAGCGGTGACGAAAGCTTTCTCTACGGTCTCGTCAACGACGCCGTCCTTACGGAGCTCGTCCAGCATCGCGCCTTCGCGCTCCCAGGGGACATCGAGAATGTCAGACAGCTCTGAGTCCACGTCTTGGTCCCCTTTCAGCAGCAGAAAACGCCGCCGGTTAGCGGCACGCCTCACGAGGGATACCTCGTCCCCGTCAACATCCGTTAGATTCGAGATCCTCACCTTCGAGGATGCTCTATCGGCTTATAGACGAGTTATTCGTTTGAAGCGACGTTACCGCCGCTCGTAAACCAGTCGGACGCCTGAGGGTTCGCGATAAAGCTGCGCTCAAGAACGTCCGGTGGTACGTGCATAGACCGACGGATACCCGAGCCACCGATCGAGAACCCCGTGTACTTGCCGGCAAGAACGTCCTGCCACACGTCATGGTCCTCAACGTGGACGCACATCACCCACGTCCCTTTCTTCACCATCTCTTTCCCGTCCAGGGTGAAATCCACCGGTGCGATATAGGACTCCACCGGAACCACCCCGGGCTTGTCGCGGAAGAAACTCTTCGCCTGATGCTGCAGCTTCGTCACCGTTGCTTTCCCGCGAGCAACCTTCTTCAGATAACCGTGTGCGGCTTTCTCCACCTGGTCGGGAAGCATGAAATCGTCCTGACTGTCGAGAGCGTTCGGTTCGAGCACAACCCCGTAGACGAGCTGCTTGTACCCGTCAGCTTTATGAACACGGAGCTTCACGTTCGCGTTCATATACGCGACAGACAGGTCCTTCAACGGCTTGTTGCGATGCACCGACTGCAGCGTTGGTCCCATGCTGCCAACCGGAACTTCGCTCGTAGCAGCGGGTGTCATCGCGGCGAGAGTCCCCGCTGACGGCATCTCCGAGGAGCCCATCGGTGAGTCGCCCGCCGGCGGAGCACCAGCACCAGGAGCAAAGTCCTTGACGAGGCGTCCGCCGGCAAGGGCCTCCAACTCTTTCCACGAATGAGCTGCGTCAGTGTAAGCACCCGCGACGTTCGGGTTCAGCCAGCGGTAATCGCCGTCAGCGTCCTGCGCGAAATCAGCAGCCTGGACTTTCAGGATGTCGCCCTTCTTCGCTTTCATCCTGCTGCTGTTCGTGCGACCCACGTAGTGACCGTCACGGGTGACCATCCGGTACACGTTCCCTCCGTCTGGGTGGCGCAACACACCGTTCACGCGCAAATGCAGTATGGCGGCGTGCGCCTGTCCTTTCGTGACGACCTCCTTCACGCTCATCTTCTTGCCGGCGTCGATCTTGAACACCGTCGCCGGATCGATCTTGTCAGCCTCGATCGCAGACGTGTCGATCTTCGAACGCGGGCCCTTCCCGCCGATCCATCCTTGGGCGAGCTCGACGTTGCGCGAGTGAGTGACGAGCGCGATCGTTTTCCCGCCATCGGCCTGCTTGAGTAGTTTCTCCAACGCCGGCACGAACCTGCCCTTGTACTCGTTGAAGGACTCACCACCATCAACGGGCTCATCGGCTTTCGTGGTCATGTACGGCGTCAGCTTCGGGATCACGTCAGCGGACGAATGCCCGGCGAACGAACCAAGATTCCACGGCCGGTAGCTGCGATCAGCTTTCACGGAGGCACCGCACTCACGCGCAGCTATGTCCGCTGTCTGCTTCGCGCGCTTCAAATCGGACGCGTAGATCTCCTCCACCCCAGCGTCCTTGAAGAACTTGCCGAGCTTCTTCGCCTGCACCTTGCCGGTGTTGTCGAGCGGAATATCTCTCCACCCTTGCACCACATCATGTGGCTGCCCCGGGCGGTTGTACCGCGTTTTCGCGTGCGAGACCATGTACAGGGAACCGTTCGCTTTCTGCACCTTGTCCCAGGCGCGTGAATCATGGAGCTCCCAACGCACAGCACGGGAGCGCTTCATGTGATCCGGGTCCCACCAGGCGGCAACCTCAACCCCGTCACCGTCAGGATCGTCGGGGTTCATCACCTTGCGCTCGCCGTTGATCTTCACATTCGCCTCGGAAGGGACCTCGTGCACGAAACCCTGGTAGATGCCTGACTGCCATTGCCCCACGTGCCGTCCTCGCGGCAGGCGGACGCCCATTTCCTCCTGCCACTCGCGCTTCGCGCCCACATAGGGATGTTCGCCATCGTTCAGGCACCCACCGGGAAACTCCCAGCAACCAGCCGCCGGGTCCTTCGCGTTGTTGCTCGCGCGCTGAATCATCAGGACTCTGCCTGTGTCCGCAGCACGAACAGCCATACCAGCGGCCGTTACGCCAGCCTTCCAAATGAACCCCTCCGGGTCCGGTTCCAAGGCTCCGAGAAGATCCCTCAGCCCCTCGGGTGTGTCGGGCGGGGCCGGTGCCGGCGCGGTGTACATCGGCGCGATTGCCGGATCCTCCTTCGTGACTATTCCCTCCCAGGCGTCGCACGTGTCATCAGCACCCACGGGAGTGTCGTCAAACATCGTGCAAACACCATGGTGGAACCAGTCACATGTTCCGCACGACACGTCACTAAACTCCGCTTCGCGCAAGTTCGCCCACCCGGGGATCTCCTTCTCGACGTGCTCTGGCAGCTTCCCCTCGTTGTCGAAGTGGTGCTCCTTAACCCAGTCATGCCCGAAACGGGCGTTCAGAAAGGCGCGCTGAGCTTGACTACGTGCGGGCACTCGCGGGTCTCTTCGCCAACGCCTCGGCGATTCGGTCGGCTAGCTCATCGAGACTCACCCATTCCGGAATCAAATCCTCGTTGAGGACGAGCATGTCTCCGGGCTGAGCGTCGAGCGCGTAGACCATGTCTCCTAGTGTCACCACTCTTGGGCTTGCAGGCATCGTTTCCTCCGTAACTTGTTACGCGTGTTCGCCTTTGGATCCGGATGCTTCGGCGTCTGACGCCGACTGACCGGTCCCAGAGAGGGAACGCGGACTGAAATCGTGGCCCTTCGTGACCTTCGGCATGCCTGCCTGCTCGTTCATCCACGGGAGAGCGGTCTCCCAGTCGATCGGGGCGCCCGCGCGACCGATCCGGTTGATGAAGTTACCGAGGGTGTCGAGGTCAATCGTCTCCGGGTTGCCGTGGCAGAGCTTCGGCATCTCGTCCTTGCGACCGTTCAGCTCCCACAGTTTCGGGATCACCTGGGTGTTGAACCCCTCACTCATGATGTCGAGGAACGCGCCGATTCCTACCGTCAGCAGATCTTTCTTCGTGATCGCGAGCGCGTAGGAACCAACCTTGTCCTGCCCCATCATCACCACGTCGGAGAGAACGCTCATCGCCATCCGTGTCTCGTACCTGGTGATCACCTGGGTGGTGTCGAACTGTCTTGAACCGGCGGAAGCCATCAGGGTGAGCTCCCACCCGAACGGCAGGATCACTCCTTCCTGCTCGTCGCGGCGGATCGAAGAAACCACGTTCTTGGCCTGCTGGAACATTGCGGCCATCGCCGGGTCGTTCAGATCCCAGATGTCCACGCCCTCCGGCGGGATGAGAACAGGCAGGCCGGCCAGGTCGCGCTCGATCCCGATCGCCTCGATCTGCTGAATGTTCTTCACGAACCACCAGGAGCGGTACGCGTTGCGCAGGACGCTACGCCCCTCCGGGTTATCCTTGAAGATCGTGGTGCGCAAATGCAGCGCTTTTTCACGTGGAATGAACCGGAGCAGATAGTCGGGCGGGGGGTTCTGGATCATCCCGAGAATGTCACCGGTCTCATCGAACACCCATTTCCACAGTGAGTCCTGCGCCCTCAGGGCGATCTTCGCGAGCCCGATCTGCCCGTCGGTGAACTTGCTGTTCTGCGCTGGGTTCCGCGAAGTACCCTCGCGGCGCTTGTAGCAGAGCTCGTTGTAGCTGTACCCGTACGGGAGGAACGACATCAGTTCGCTGATCGTGTCGGGCCACGAGAACTGCATGTCGTTGATGACCTCGTTCATCCACTTCGAGCCCGGCGTGTCCTGCTCCTCGAACCACCAGGTGACGCGCCGCATAAGCATCTGAATCGCGTACAGGATCGCCCCGATGATCGGGTCCTGATCCGACATTTCGCGGTAAACCTCGGCTGCGCGACGCCCCTGCTGGAGCTGCTGCAGCCACTCCTCGAAAACAAAGCCGCCCCAGTGGCGGAGACCGGAGCGGCCGTACTCCTCAAAGATGTTGGCGCCGTACCCCATCGTCTGCGCCGAGGCGGCTTTCGTCAGGACGATAGGGTCGCGAGGGCCGAAATCCCCCCGGAAAACCTTGATCGCGGGGACCCCGCCGTTCTGTTCGGCGATCAGCATGATCCCCGGAGGCTATCGGCAGCGGTGATGGCGTCTCATTTCATCGACGAGAATGCCTTTGTTTCGCTCCGCCCGCAGGAGCATGCTGTCGGCTTTCGTGGTGTAGTTGAGGAGGGTCTCGTTCACGCACGCGAACCGCGCTTTCCGACGGGTCAGGTCGATCCACATGTCCCAGTCCTCGTACCCGCCGCTGATACCGGGCCAGCCGGCCATCGCTGGGTGGTACCCGCCGATCTCACGGAGAAGCTCGGTCCGCATCAAAGCACAGTAGAAGTACCTGTTCATCGTCCACAGGAGTTTCTCCGTCACATTCGCGAGAGGCATGTCGTAGCCCGGCATGTAGTCGCGGTTCCGTGGGGCATCCCCATGCTCCTGCAGTCCGACCAGGACAACGTCAGCACCCGCCTTGATCACCGGTAGGGTGAGCTCGATGTAGCGCGAGTCGATCCAGTCGTCGGAGTCGAGCGGGAGGAAGAACTCCCCTTTCGCGAGCATCAGAGCGGTGTTCCGCGCTGCCGGCAAACCCCTGTTGGTGATCTTGGTCGTGCGGATTAGAGGGGAGTACTCCGTCATGAGCACCGGGATATGGGGCTGCTCCGAACCGTCGTCGACGATGATGATCTCGCGCGGTTTAACGGTCTGGTCGAGCGCGGACTGGACCGCTCTCTCGATGGTCTCCTGCGACTCGTTGAAGTACGGGATGCACACCGTGACGCCGTGCGCTCTCGCTTCATCCCGCTCCACGATGTGCTTGTACATCTCGCCGGTGACGAGAGGCTGGGTG